TCTATTCTTCAACTGCTTCACCATAATTTGCCCGAGTCCTTCAAGATCTTCAGTTGAAATAAGGGCAAACATAAGATCAGCAGTAGCAGGCAAACCAAAGGACTCACTAGTATCAGTAAGCTCCACATCACTGCTACCATAACCAGAACGAGTGGTCTGGGTGGCAGATACGATAGGGACGTTTGCCTCGCAAGCGAGTCCTCTAAGTTCCTCAGCAATAGCCTTGACAACTGTATATGAATTGACATTACTACCTGCGCGATACCTTTCGGAAGCACATATATTAAGGTAATCAACGAAAATAATATCAGGTCTAAATGACTTCTTAAGTGCAAGTTCATTAAGAAGTGCCCTAAAGTGGCCACTATGTGCAGAAGCAGTTGGATACTCCTTAATAATTAGGGACCCTTGCGTTTTTTGTGCAAGTTTTGTCACCTTTTCCTCAAACATTCCCTTAGGCAATTCAGTTATCTCTTGGATAGGTATATTGAGAAGGTTAGCATCAATTCGCTCTGCAATTTTTTCTTCAGCCATTTCAGCCGTGATGTATAATACGTTTTTCCCTCCCAAGAGTGCGGAAGCTGCGACATGGCACATAAACAAACTCTTGCCGACACCAGTGGCAGCGAGAGCAATATTAAGCGTTTTGTTCGGTAGACCACCTTTTGTAATCTTGTTGAAATACTCAAGATCAAATGGAATCTTGTCTTCTTTGCGATGGTATGATTCATATCTCTCCTCATAATCGAGCAGGTAGTCATGTCCTACATGAGCATCAAAAGAAACTGCCAGAGCTTCTGACAGAATACTAGGGATCGCATCACGATCTTTCTTGTCATCCTTTCCATCAGCAAGTGCGATGGACTCCATCAGTGCCAGATAGATGGCACGATCACGACACCACTTCTCTGTAGTATCACACAACCATTCATAGTCAGTAGCAGAATCCTCAAGATAACTGATTAACTTAGTAATCTCTTGGAAAGAAGTATCGTTGATGTCTTGTCGTTTCTCTACTTCAATACAAAGAACTTCTTTGGTTGCAGGTTGATTATATTCACTTACGAATTTGACAATCTCTTCAAAAGTAATTTTCTGATGAGGATCCTCAAAGTAATCTGATTTAATGAAAGGAACAACCTTACGAAGATACTCCTCATTATACAGCAGATTTCTTAGAATTAGGATTTCAACTTTGTCCATGAGGGATATCGAATACAAATGTGATGCGTGTCTCGTCACCGATGTTAACGGTTCCGTGAGGTAGTTTGTTGTTAAACCATAGGAGAGTCCCTGGTTCTACGATGACAGTTTCTTTGCCGCAGAAATATTGATACCTTCCAAGTATGGAAAGGTGATACCTGTTTCTGCTCAGGTAGTATGTTCCTTCGTCAATATGTGCTCCTACAATCTCATCTACAGGGAGTGAAAGAAAGCCGCATCGATGAATGTCTGCTTTCTTAAAGTGCTTGCGTATGATCTTTCGGATCTCACTGTGATGAGCGTAGGCAGGGGTTTTGATGTTGATCTCAGAGTCTCCCACAAAGTCATCTTTGTGTTTGACACCACCTATTATAAGTTGAAGTGCGCTGACTGGCAAGTCTGCGAATCCTCTATCAACTAAGGACTGGGAGTCCTTCAGATTCTTCTGATGGTCCCAGTCCTGTGGATATTTCTTTAGTTGTTCAACTACTTTCTTGACGTTGATCCCCGTCTTCAGAATCTTGATGCTCATACTTATCAACTATTTCTTGATAAAATTGTCGTGTCCATCCATCATTATGGCCAGAATTTGCTTCTACTTTTGCCTTGAGATATTCAAGATCATGATCCATAACTAAACTCCTCTTTTGCGATTTCATCCAGTTTCTCCATCACTTCAGGTGTGAAGTATGTTTCTGGATCTTTAAGAATTGCCTTGGCATAGACTTTCTTGCCGTCTATCTCATAACGACCTGCCACATTTTTCCAGAGACCACCAATCTCTCCCAGTTCAAGAAGACCATAATATCGATCAAGACCACGCTCATCGTAATAAAGACGCACTGTAACATCTTTGTTCTCCTTACTCAAACGCGACTTTGCTGTCTTAGCTTTAATAAGATTGCCAACGACTTCTGTTCCATCCTTTTCTTTCTTTTTGCTGAGATAAATGATCGTAGACGCTGCATATTTGAGGCCGCTGCCTCCGCCCATTTCTTTGGTGGGAACGTATGATCCGATGACATCGTAGGTGTGGTTGGTAACGATTAGTGGGATGTTTGCCTGACCCAACTTGAGAGTGAGCATACGGAACGCACCTTTAACAAGTTGGGATTTGGTCATGTCCCTAACTTGCTTATCATCTAGTGCGTCACGAATTTCTTTCTCTGTGGAAAGCATACCCAGAGAGTCTAGCACAAACATGCAAGGTCTGCGTTCGTCTTCTGGTTTCTTAAGGTATATATCTACTGCCTTCAAGGCTTTGGTCCGAAACTCTTCAATTGTTACAACATTTACAACAACCAATCGTTCTAGATCAATACCCCGACTTGCGATAAGACCCTTGTTAACAGCGGCTTCAGTGTCAAAATATAGACAATACCCATCAGGATTAGCATCCAGGAAATTCTTGACAACTGCAAGCGAGAAGAAAGTTTTTCCAGTAGAAGACTCCCCAGCGATGGCAGTAATCTTATTCCCAGATACGCCACCAAATATGCTACCTGAAACGAGTCCGTTAAAAATGTACGAACCCGTGTCCACAAAGTTTTCAGTGTCGTCGATGTCTCTTGCGAGTTTGGTGTAGTCATCTCCGATCTCTTTTACAATCTCTTTTAAAAAATCCATTACAGTACAAATCCAAATTCTTCACGGGCAATTTTTTTGTAAGGACCACCAGGGTTCTTATCACGAATATCTTTAATCTTATTCAGTTTTTGATAGAGAGAAGTGTCCCCACCAAGTCGCAGTGCGCTGACGATAGTAGCAAGTTCTTTATCGGTGATAGGTAGGTCCATTAGGAGAAAAATAGTTCTAGGTTTACAGTTTTTTCGACATTCCATCCAATAGCATCAAGGATGGATTTCAGTGGTTCGACAAAGGACTTTTCAAATTGTAGATCATAGTCGATGTACTTGTCAAGATCAAGTTCGCGTGGAAAATCTTGAATAAAGGAGATGATGTTTTCATGAATAATGTTTGGTTTTTTGAGATAACAGAATTTAATCTTTTCACCATTTTGTATTAAAGAATACTTATTAGTAAGTTTCTTCTCTTTAATATAATGATTAAACAGAAGAGCTCCACGACAGTGAATAGGAGTTCCCTTCACGTAAATGTCAGATGAGGATTTATATTTCACAACATCAGAAACTGATCGCGGAAAAGAAATTTGCTCTGGTGGCAATTTCTTAAACTCTGCGCGAGACTTATCGATGAAGTCAATCACATCTTCCTCAGTGCCACTCATCATCAACTTCAAGGCATCCTTAATCATCTTCCTACACGGAGCAGGAGTAGATGATTTGACTGCCTCAATACCCATCATCTTAAGTTTGGGATCTTCATAACGAACACCCTCACTATCCCACACGTTGAGAATGTATCGTTTCTTCGCAGTCCAGATACCACGGTCAGCAATATTCTCACGTTTCATTTGCATCTTCTGATCATACGCCGAAACGTAGTCCGCAAGGTTCTGGTAACACTGGTCGATATATGGTTCAAACTTTTCTTCGCAGATCTTGTTAAGTAAGGAAACAATTGCAGCTTTGTCGCTAGACTTAGAAGCAAAAAATTTATCAACAAGAGGTCCAAGATTAAGATAAATTGAATCTGTGTCAGATGCAATTACGTAATCCTCTTCGGTTGTTTGCAACAGTTTATTTAGATACTCATTCATCTTACTCTCAATCCAACGGATAGAGACTTGACCAGAAAGCGTAATCGCTTCCGCGTTGGCCAATTTGTAATACCTAAAATACTGATTACCGATTGCACCATAAGCAGAGTTGAGTGAAATCTTCTTAGCCATCTGGATATTATTGCAGCGGGCGATCTCTTTCTCCAGAGTCTTTGTAGGAGTCTTTTCATAATCTTTCTTTGCCTGGATCATCTTCTTCTTGAAGATTACACGGTCGCCATACATCTTCTCCATGAGTTCTGGTAGAAATCCACGAACATCCTTACGATACATGGCACCATTAGCACAGACTGCATTATCCTTGTATAACTCAAAGTTTATCTCTTCATCAAGTATTCTATCCACTGTTGCTGTGGGATGTCTCTCCTCCAGAAGCGTTTCTGGGGAGATATTGTACTGCATAATAAGATGAGGATACAGACTATTGAGGTCAAAACTGACAACCCAATCATACTTTCCTGGAATCGGTTCCTTAACATAAGCACCTGCGTACTTTTCGTTTTTGTCTGAACGAATCTTTGGCGGAATAACGATATCACGTTTCTTCAGATAGTTGTAGATAATGTTATCCCACATGCGGACCTGATAAAACACATCAGCATAGTTAACCTTGGCATCATAAGCCATAGTCAACGCAAGTTCAATCAGTTTCATCTTGTCTTCCAAGCGGTCAACAAGTTCTACGTCGATTATATTGTACTCGATAAACTTTTGCCACCCTTTGGTATAGAAATCCTTAAAAGTGTCAAACTCAGAGTGGTCTAGTTTCTTCTGACCCAACTCCACCTCAGCTATGTAGTCTAGGCGATATGATTCCTGTGCTTTGTATGTGAACTTTCTGTATAGATCAAGATAATCAAGTTGAGTAAGTCCACCAACGTCAAAGGTGATCTGCTTCCTACCCTTAATAAAAACCTCTCCTTCGGTCACAAGACCCCAGTTGGAGAATCTCTTCATCAACTTCTCTCCAAGCACCCTGTTGAGGCGCTTACAGATGTATGGGATATCGAACAGTTGAATGTTCCAACCAGTTACCACGTCAGGGACATCCTGCATCCAGTGGTTGATGAAGTGGCTCAGCAGTTCATGTTCTGAGGGACAGTGATAATAAGTAACATTCTTCTGCTTGTTAATAAAAGGTTTCACACCCCAAGTAGTAATCTGCTTGGTGGTATAGTCCTGAATTGTAATCGCAAGAATCTCTTCTGATGCGGACTCTACATCAGGAAATCCTTTCTCAGCCGTGGTCTCAATATCAAGAGTAACCAGTTTAATCTGACTGATGTCAAACTTAATCTCATCCTCAGGATACTTCTCTGAGATGTATTGATAGATGTATCGATCATTTCCATAGATCTCAAATCCATCAACTTCATCGTACTTCTTATAGAAGTCACGACAATCACGAACTGTTCCAGGATGAATTTCCTCTACAGGTTCTCCACTTAATGTCCGATACTTTGAATCTCTCTTAGATTTCACAAATAAGGTAGGAAAGAACTCATCTCTGTGTTCATACCTCCTACCATTATCAACTCCCCGAACGAGAAACTGATTACCAATCAACTGAACATTAGTGTAGAAACGCATTACTTAGTGAGTTCTTCGTACTTTTCAACTAGGGTGGGCATAGGTTCTGTAAGAGTCATAATCTTATCAGAACTAATCATGAATTCATCTTGACGAGAGACAGAGATCAACCAGGGTTCTAGTGTCCCGTCTTTCTGGAGAACAAATGGGTTGGTCAACTTACAGTCTGGTTGGCCAATATCTGCTCCCACTTCATCAATCTGACTCACCAGAATCTGATTGGTCGTCAGTAGAATCGCTTTGATTGTTTTTTCCATGGTCTACGATGTCCTCGATGTACATTTCTTTTAGTTTGATGGTTGGTTCCACCATAGTCACAACCCAGTCAGAAGGGACAGGGATGGTCTCTTCGGCAGACAGTGGCATCCAAGGGAAGAGAGATACCTCATACCCAGCCTTGCGTCCACGTCCCTCACTCGCATCATCAAGAACGTTAGGATCACGCATCTTGATCACGCAAGGTTTGTTGAGATAATATCCAACCACTCGTCGGTCTTCACCTTCTCCATATCCCATCTCTGCCACACTGGCAATCATGTCTTCACCTGATTTCAAGAGCAGTAATTTGATAGTCATAAGTCAGTTTTTCTTCATTTCTATTCTACCAAGAAAAAAGAGGGGCGTCAACTGGATTGTGCCAGTTGCCCCTCTGCGGCGACGATATTCAATAGTATTTAGAACCAGTCTTTCCTCTGATGATGAGTGGGAACAATTCTACCGAGTGTGATACTCAGCAACCCATCCTCAAATTCAACTGATCTAACTTCCGTCTCGTCACTGAGGGTCCATGATCTAGTGAATGATCTTTGAGCCACTCCTCTATGGACGTATTCTGTTCCAGTTTCTCCATCTTCTCTTTGCCCTTCGACAAAGAGTTTTCCGTCTTGCGTGTAGACATTTACTTGCTTTTTCTTAAATCCTGCTAGTGCTAGTTCCAGTCTAGACTCAACATTACTGACTGTCACTAAGTTGTATGGAGGATAGCTAGCAGTTGTTTCGTGAAGATCAAACACCCTGCTAAGGTAATCATCCATACCAATACTATTCCTATTTATCTTCTCAAGCAACTTTGGTAAATCGGCTGCATGAAACTTCTGTAGGTTTCCCATCTTTACTTCTCCTTTGAAAGCGAGATTTGATTGTGTGGACCCCGAAGGCATCC